TCTTCGACAAGTATATCATAATCATTATCGGTCATATATTCGCCGAGTTGATGTTCACAATCTAACCACTCTTTGGCGGTGATCACTTCAATATTTTTAGGAGGAGTCATCATTTATTACCTTTCTCAATTATATCTTCAGACAATTTCTTGATATCAGAATCATTATACCTGCTTTCGATTACAAAGTCAAATTCTTTCGGTGGAACGAATATCTTATTAGTATTCTCGAACCGACCCTTTCCTATAGTGTTTACCCAGACAACGATATCGGCATCAAATTCTTTTCTTGTTTCTTCGGTTGGGCAAACAAAATCGCATATAACATTCCTGTTATGAGAATTTTCAAAATCAGCAAATGCTCGCATCCTCTGAGACTGACGAACCCGACCACTCTCACTGAAATCCCAATCCTTTGACATATGCCTGACGTTGTCAGCATTATACCAAGCGCAATCTAACTTTTTAGCAATCCTTTCAGATAAATATGTCTTACCCGAACCAGGAAGTCCCATCACCAAGATTTTCATCAATATATTCCCAAAACTTTTTTGTGTTCCTTAACCCATTACGAATACCCCACATATCATCATGACTTTCAACCATGCCCGATAGGCATGCGATCATAGCAATTTGTAAGATTCTTTTATTATAACTCATTCTTTGCCGAATGTCAAATTATTTATGGAGCAATCCTGCTGAAAGATTTAACCTTCTCAAACCTTATCTGACTTCGGAACTTATCCATTAAGACATCACCTTTAGTGTGGGTAATAATAAACACATTAGCGCCAGACATCTCATTCAATAGTTTGGTCAACTCATCAGTACCAGTAACGTCTAACGAATTATCAAACACCTCATCAAGTATCAGTAGATTAGTATTGGTTGAGTTCTTCAACTTAGCAACTGCTCGCCAAGTAAGTAGCAAGGCAATATCAATACGAGTCTTTTCGCCCTCAGAGAAACTAGCATACGAGAACTCATCACGGTGTCTGCTTTTGATCACTTCATTGAATTCTTCATCAAGCTCAAAGTTTACGAAGAAATCCAGAGCAGAAAGATATTTGTTCACTAACTTATTAATGATGGGGACATACTGCTTAATGATCTTAGATTTGATACCGCCATCTTTAAGCATAGCCGAAGCAACATCATAAACTTCCTTACGCTCTACCAACTCTTTTTTCTTTTGTTGGTATATGGTCAAGTCCTTTCGCAGGTTGCTCAGCTTTTCTGAATTGCCATCACCGCCATCTCCTTGATTGTCAATATCAGTAATCTTCTTCTCAACATCTTTGATATTGCTTTGGTACATTCTCATCTCAGTTTGACAGTCGCGCAGTTTGTTTTGCGTAGTGTTTATTGTTTGCTGTACACTAGTGATGCGCTGTAGTTCTTTTTGTAATTCCTCTTGCTCGCCATTTAAATCAGAGATAGCATTTGACGTTGTTTCAATTATAACTTGAGTCTTTTGTATTTTATCAGCTTTCAACTCGAGCGAAAGAACCTGCTCACAAGTTGGGCAGTTATCATTCTTATCATAAAAATTAACTCTACTCTCAGCCTTCTTAGTCTTTTCCTTTAGCTTGCTCAATATATTCTTGACTTTTTCCATTTTGGCTGAAGACTTATCTTTAGTGGAAATGGACTCTAATAACGTATCAGCCTCAGCAGTTAACGAGCTGTATAACGATTCTGCGGAGCCGTAGGACTCGGTATAGACCTCAATATCAGACTTTAAGTCTTTTATCTGCTTTTCTATATCTGACTTGACTTTGAGGAGATACTGTTCTTGTACTTCAATCTTTTCGTCAGTAAGGTCAATGCTATACGTCACATCAGTTAGTGAGCGCTTGTTATCAGAAACTCGATCTCGAAGTAAAGTATTCATAGTTGAGAATATCTGAATGTCGAGTAAGTCTTCAATAACTTCTCGACGGTCTCGAGTACTCAGCTGCATGAATGGGGTAAACGATGCGTTGCCCAATATCACGATTTGAGTAAATGACTTGTAGTTGAGTTTTAGTATTTGGTTCTCAAGCTGTAACTGATACTCACGAACAGATCCAGGCTGATCAATCAACTTACCATTCTTCATTATCTCGAACAGGTGTGGCTTCATACCTCTACGGACTACATACTCAGTAGACCCTATGGTAAACTTAACCTCAACCTCCAACCCCTTATTATTGATAGAGTTGATCAGCTGTTGCTTCTTGATATTTCTAAACGGTTTACCAAATAATCCCAGAGTCAAAGCGTCAAGTATTGTAGATTTACCTGCGCCATTTTCCCCAGTAATTACTGTGCTTGGTGACCGATCAAGTTGAATAACAGTTTTGACATTTCCTGTTGAAAGAAAGTTCTTCCACGAAACTTCAGTGAACTTAACGATGGTATTATCCTCATTATTCTATAGTCAATGCTTCATTATATAACGAACGAACCAAATTGTCAAGTTTCTTTTTCGGGACTTGATCAGGCATGGTGCCGATATACTTAGACAAGATAGTCAAAGTATCTTCTGCTTCGTTCACAATATCATCATCTTCTTCAAGATTCAAATTCATGTGGTCATCAACAATCTGTATATTATTAGGATTAGCTTTATACAGCTTGTCAATGAACATATCAAACCAATATGGATTATTACAGTTTTGGCGTACAACTTTTATGTATGTATCAGCAAAAGCGTCGAAGTCAACATCAAGAACTTCTTCCATGGTTTTATCATTTTCATTGTAGAATATTTTATGAAACATAGAATACGGATTACGGATAAATTCAAGTTCCCGTGTTTCAGTATCATATATGTGGAAACCTTTCGGGTCACCATAGTCAGCCCAAGTGAGTTCGTATGGGCATCCAAGGTATTCAATATTATTAGTGGTAGATTTGTGATGGAAGTGCCCAGAACAAACAAGGTCAAACTTCGAGAAGTCACTAATTTTCATGCCGTGTTCATTTATGTTACCACGATCCATTAAACAACCAGCGACCTCTAGGTGACCGAATAATACTTGGGCAGGCGTCTCTGCCATCGCCTTAATGGCTTGAGCATAATTCTCATTATTAATCCAAGGCATGATCATTATATCATGACCATCTAGAGTAATATCAGTTGGCTCAGAATAATATTTGAAGTTGGCATTATCAAACAACTCATTCATTGAGTTTACATCGTTGGTGTTCTTGTACGGAACATCATGGTTGCCAACAATAACATGTAAATCTAAACCCTTCTGCTCACAAGGCTCGATAAACATTTCTTTCATTCTTCGCAAGGTCACATAGTTAATATACTTTCTTCGGTCAACAATATCACCAAGGTGAATTATGGTATCAACCCCACGCTTCTCAACTTCAGGAAAGAAGTGCTTGCTATAAAACTTTTCAAAATAAGCTAGGAACTTGGTGCTGTCATTACGAACGCCAAAGTGAGTATCAGTTATCAGAGCAATCTTCATTACTTAACCTCGCATACACGATTTCTTAAATCACTAGAACTAAACCTATGGTCACGCTTATTGAAGTGCAATTCAATATCACGTTTGCGGCAGATATCTTTACCAGTAAATTCTTTGTCGCGATATTCCTCGCCAAGAATGCGAACGTCAATATGATAAAGAGATAAGATGTCCATCAGATCACATTCAGTTTGATATGGTATAATTTCGTCAACATAACCGACTGCTTTGAGTTGCGTATACCTTTCAACAACTGTTTGAATAGGTGCGTTCTTTTCTTTGCGGTCGATACTAGGATCGAGCTGTAGTGCGCAAATCAAATAATCGCATTGTTCTTTAGCGTCTCTCAACATTTGAACGTGTCCTGCGTGAAGCAAGTCAAAGGTCGAGCAGGTGAAACCGACTTTCATATAATTATTCCTCAATCGTTCTGCGCTTCTTTACCTTACGTCTTTTATTTTCTTCAAAGTCCCGAACAAACCCTTTCATATATTCCTCAGTCCACTCACTATACTTCACGTCATCATTAAAATTTGATCCTGAATCATGAGCCTGAGTGTCAGCAGTATCTCCAAGAACATTAGTGTGTTCTGAATACTTCATCTTGACATATAGATGTTTCTTTTCTTTTGCGATTCTGCGCAAGAACGCATAGTAAATAATCTGAGTAAAGTATGCAAAAGGATTCTTTGACTTATCTGGATTAAAATTGTCAATATACTGTAAACTGTTCTCAATACCATCGCAAATCATTTCGTCACGGAAAGTATAATTGATAAAGTTTGGCTTGTACGATAAGTGCGTAGCAATCTTCATAATGCACTCAGCGACATAATCTGGAACTACAGGTCTATCATTGCCAGCTTCGGCAGCAGCAAGTACGCTCTTCTTAAAATCACACATCGCCTCAAAGAATTTCTTATTATCAACATAATAAGGTCTCTTTCTTCTTTCTTCTCTACTCAGTCTAGCCATATATCCACCTTAGTGTATCACAGTATTTGCAGAAACATGATACTGCTCTTCAAGTTGCTTCCTTAGTTTTTCAAACCTATCCTCAGGGTCTTCTTCAACAGACGCAGATGGTAGGAGAGATTCCGTTGATGTCATATTGTCATGTATGGTATCTATACACTTATTATAGTATAAAACCATCTCCTCGTCAACTTCTTTTTCAGTTATTATATGAGCGCTTTCTATATGATAATGGTTGTCGAAGTCGTCGAAAGGCATCCATATATGAGACATCATAACAGGCGCATGCCTCACCTTTACAATAACGGATATCGGGTTGTTTATAACCATTTTAGTTTCGGTATGATTGATGACTTCAGCCAATATCGTATCGCCACTGACCAACTTAATCATACTAATTGTCATCGTCAACCTTATCAGCTATCTTTTTCAATAATTCCATCAACTCTTCAATGGTTTGAATATCTGCATGTTTCTCAGTATCTAATTTAACTTGTAAGTTTATTTCCATCTTCAATTCCTATATTGTACAACTTATACTCAAAATCTTCTTCATTATACATTTTGATTCGGACGGCAAAATGCTTTAGTGTATGATTTTTCCATGACTTCCAGCAAAGGTCGTCAGATATATCATACAGGGTAGCCACCTCTTTGTTGTCACCCTTTCGTAACCCTCGCCCTATAGACTGGAGATTACGGATCCTAGACTTACTAGGACTGGCAAAGATGACATTATGTAGATTTCTAATGTTAATCCCAGTTGAAAAAGTCCCATAAGATGCGATAATAATTGCGTCATTCTCTTTCTCCGTTATTGCTCTAACTTCTTCCCTCGTATCAGCATCAACGCCACCATATACAAAGAATACCTTTCTTCCTTCCTCAGCCTCTTTCTGTATCTGTTCATAGAGAGGCTCACCATGCTTTTTAACATATTGGAATAATACTAGTGTATTACCCTTTCGTGTTAAAGTCAAGTTCTTTATAAAAGCGTTCCGCTTTTCGTGCGAGACTAGAAAGTCCATTTCAGCTTGATATGTTGATTTAGAATTTAGCTTCTTAGTTGCATCCGAATACTTAAGAACCAAGCACTTAATCCTAAACTCAGCAAGCGTCTTGTTGTCTATCAGCTCTTTAGTGGTAATAACCCTCATCACTGGACCAAACAACCCCTCTAACACTAACTTGTTTGTAACTGATTCATCAAGCGTACCTGTAAACCCAAACCGATACTTACAATCAGTCATCTTCTCCATAATCTTAGTAAGGGAGTTGGCTTTAAATAGGTGGGCTTCGTCACCAATGATGATATCGAACTGATCAAAATACTTTTTAGGCTGTTTGTAGATCGATTGCCAAGTACTGATAATTATTTTCGCTTCATCGTTACTTTTTTCTTGACCTGCGGACACAAGGTAGGTATAATAGAACTGTAGTGATTCTGAATAGTCTATGAAGTCTGAGTTTAATTGGCTCACCAATGAGACGGTTGGTACGATTACCAGCGCTTTCTTACATTCCTTCCTCAAGTAATACTTCAAAAGGCAGTAGATAATAAAGGACTTACCCGAAGCGGTAGGTGAAAGAATCAGAGCTCGGTGATTGCGAACAGCGTGAGCAACCGCTCGAAGCTGGTAGTCACGTGGCTTAAACTTACCGTCGCTTAGAAACTTATTTAGTCCGTTTAAAGGTATGTCTATTGTTTGCTCTAAGTCATCATGAACAACTATCTTGTAGTCCCGCTCTTCAGCAAACTTCTTAATCTTTTGTATCAGACCAACATAGATCTGCATAGTATTTACATTAAACAGTCGAATCTTGCCGTCCCACATTTTATTTCGGACGGATGGCATGAATGATGCTCCTTGGACTTCAAACTCAAAATAGCCTGATAGTTCCATAGCAATCCCACGGTCGCATTCTACCTTGAGATATACTTCATCCTTCTTATGTATATGGATTTCTTCCATCATTAGCCTGTTGTAAATTTAGCCCAATCAACTGCTGACTTAATTTGGAAGCCACGATTATTAATATTCTTAATAACCGCATCGAGATACGAAATCTTTTCTTCCTGCATCCCGAGTTTCAAATTAGTCTCAATCATCAAATCATCTGCCTCTATATAGGCTTCCACT